CGCGCCGTAACGCAGAATATCGCGAATCTGGCTATTGAGATCGCTATTGCTCAACTGTACCCGGATGCAGAGCCGGGAAAAATCAGCCGCCCTCAACTCATCGGCGCCAAAGACCTGGTAGACAGGAATGAGAATGTCCATGTTAAGGCGCTCAAGATTCTGAGCAAAACCACAGATATTCTCGATTATGACGCAAATAGCATTTTCGGCGTTACCCGTGCCATTAAATGGAATGGAGAAGAAAGCACGTCAGAACTGCGGGCAATGGTTCGTAAATGGCTCGCGGCTAACGGCATTTATGAAAACGGCGAGCGCTCAAAAGGCTATCCGGAGTGGGAAGAGGATCCACGCGCGGGCCGTCAATCAAATGTCGTTGAACAATCTCACGAAGATCTGACAGAAACCAAACAACCTGAAATTGCCAAAGTCAGCGCTGGCATGTACTCCATTGAAGGCCTCATGGCCGCTCCTGCCCCAAAGACCGACAACGAAGAGGCCACCAGCGATGTGCAGATGGAAGAGACTCAGCAGGTCAAAAACGAAGCTGATAATCCGGTTCCGGCAGGCGAAAGCGCTGATACAGATACTGAAAAAACAGATGCCGTAAACGCACGCAAAATTTTAACTGAGCGCTGTCCTGACCTGGCCGCTGCGGTTCTACAGGACCAGGAACCAACAATCACGCCTGAAGGTTCCGCCGAAGAATCAGACCAGAAACCGACGGCGCCAGCATGGCCGGAATACTTCGAGCCTGGCCGATATGAAGGGGTACCGAACGAGGTTTATCACGCCGCCAACGGCATCAGCTCCACGATGGTAAAAGATGCCCGGGTATCGCTGATGTATTTCGAAGCGCGCCATGTCTCAAAAACTATCAATAAGGAACGCTCGCCGGTTCTGGATATGGGCAACCTGGTGCATGCGCTGGCACTACAGCCGGAAGACATGGATAAAGAGTTCAGCGTCGAGCCCGAAATCCCGGAAGGTGCATTCACCACCACGGCTACGATCCGCGCCTTTATCGACGAGCACAACGCCAGCCTGCCGCCGCTGTTGAGCGCCGACGATATCAAAGCATTACTGGATGCACATAACGCCATCCTGCCCGCGCCGTTCCCGCTTGGGGCATCCGTTGACGAATCCTATGCGTCATATGAGCAACTCCCGGAAGAGTTCCAGCGCATCGAGAATGGGACTAAGCATACCGCTACGGCAATGAAGGCCTGCATCAAAGAATACAACGCCACCCTGCCCGCGCCGGTTAAAACCAGCGGCAGCCGCGATGCCTTGCTGGAACAGTTGGCAATCATTAATCCTGACCTGGTCGCGCAAGAAGCCCAGAAGGCGCAGCCGCTGAAAGTGTCGGGAACCAAAGTGGACCTGATGCAGGTCGTGAAATCCGTTAATCCTGACGCGGTATTCGCCGACGAACTACTGGAAGCCTGGCGCGAGAACCCGGAAGGAAAAGTGCTGGTTACCCGTCAGCAGCTTAGTACTGCGCAGGCCATTCAGAAAGCACTCCTGAATCACCCGACCGCCGGGAAGCTACTGACCCACCCGAGCCGCGCTGTCGAGGTGAGCTATTTCGGTATTGATGAAGAAACCGGGCTGGAAATCCGCGTGCGACCCGATCTTGAGATCGATATGGGAGGCCTGCGCATTGGTGCCGACCTGAAAACCATCAGCATGTGGAACATCAAGCAGGAAGGCCTTCGCGCGAAACTGCACCGGGAAATCATCGAACGCGATTACCACCTGAGCGCGGCTATGTACTGCGAAACCGCAGCCCTTGACCAGTTCTTCTGGATATTCGTCAACAAAGACGAGAACTACCACTGGATCGCCATCATCGAGGCATCCGAAGAACTGCTGGAACTCGGCATGCTGGAATACCGCAAAGCTATGCGCGCGATCGCGAACGGTTTTGACACTGGCGAATGGCCGGCGCCAATCACTGAGGATTACGCCGAAGAACTCAACGATTTTGATGTGCGCCGTCTCGAAGCGCTGCGCGTTCAGGCATAAGGGGAAAAACAATGTCCAATTTAGTCGCAACTACTGACAACCAGACCCAGAAGATCGACAACGTTTCAATCCTGACGAATGGTGAATTGTTCAACCGCCTGCGCACGCTCTCGGAGGTAATGGCCAATAGTGGGAACTTCGTGCCAGAGCATTATCGCGGGAAACCAGATGCGTGCATGGCTGTTGTAATGCAGGCTGCACGCTGGGGCATGGACCCATTCGCAGTGGCGCAGAAAACTTTTATCGTGGGTAATTCAGGTGTTCTTGGTTATGAAGCGCAACTAGTGAATGCGGTAATCAACACCATGGCGCCAACAAAGGATCGAATCCACTTCGAATGGTTCGGGGAATGGGAGAATATCGTTGGGCGCTTCGTAGAGAAGACAAGCGGCCAGAACAAGAAGTACATCGCTCCGGGCTGGAATTTGAAAGATGAAGCTGGTGTGGGCGTTCGCGCCTGGGCAACGCTCAAAGGAGAATCCGAACCTCGCGAACTTGTCCTGATGCTTTCGCAGGCACAGGTTCGCAATTCAACACTCTGGGCGACAGATCCCCGCCAGCAGTTGGCTTATCTCGCCGTTAAACGTTGGGCTCGGCTGTACTGCCCGGATGTGATCCTCGGTGTCTATACCGCAGACGAGATTGACGAGCGCGAGGAGAAAATAATCAACCCGGCTCAGGCTGAAAAAATCACGCTGGATGAGATTACAAGCTCCGTAGGCGTTTCCTCCAGCGCGCAAGATTCTGCAGCCAACGTTGACTCTGTAGCGGACGAACTGCGCGACCGGATTGATTCAGTAAGTTCTGTTGATCAGGCTAAAACCATCCGCGTAGATATCGAATCACAGAAAGCACTGCTGGGTACTGCTCTGTATACCGAACTGAAAAACAAGGCAGTTAAGCGCTACTACCTCGTTGATGCACGAAACAAGATTGAGGCCGCCATAAATTCACTCCCTAACCCGGGGGCTCCGGAAGCCGAAACTTTATTCGCGAAGGCAGAAAGCACCCTGACCTCATCGCGCCGCCACCTCGGTGATGAACTGTATGACCAGTTCCGCATCACCCTGGATGACATGAAGCCGGAATACGTAGGCTAAGGGAGGCGGGAGGGTTCGCCCTCCCGGTAACGATATGAAGAAAATTACTGAACGCGGAATGATTTTTAACGGGGAAATGGTGCGCGCCATTCTGGACGGTCGTAAGACGCAGACTCGGCGCATTGTGAAGCCGCAGCCGGAAATTTCTTCTAAAGATAATCTTTCCGGAATTTGGTTGGACAAACCACTTAATGGGCTATTGCTACCAAAAATCCAAGATATCGCGATTCATTGCCCTTTCGGTATGTCAGGCGATCGGATTTGGGTTCGCGAGACGTGGGCGACTCTGGGCAACGAAGACGGCTGTTATGTCGACTGGGAAGAGAATCTTTGCAAAGGAGATGAGCGCTCAGCTGCGAGGATTTACCGCGCCAGCTGCGAACAAAGACCAGGCGATTATGGGCTGTGGTCTATCCCCGATGACGACTACTGGAAACCACATACCAAAGATCACAAGTTCGAAGGTGCATGGCGACCATCAATTCTCATGCCACGCTGGGCCAGCCGCATTCTGCTGGAAATCACTAATGTGCGTGTGGAGCAATTGAACGTTATCAGCGAGCGCGATGCTCAGGCCGAAGGAGTGGCAAAGCTACAAGGGGGATTCTGGCAGCACTATCAGCCAGGCTGGACGCAGCATCAATTGAGCGCTCGCGGCTCATTCGTAACCCTCTGGAAATCTATCTACGGCGAAGAATCATGGAATTCCAACCCGTGGGTTTGGGTCATCGAGTTCAAACGTCTTGAGGAGCGCGCAGCATGAGCCTAAAACACCGTTTACCCCAACTCGAAGCCAGTATTGACCCGGCGGCATTGCGCGCGGCTGCCGACGAATATTCGGATCTGCTTCTGACTTTATGCTTGTGCATGAAGATGGCTGGCCCCACTAGGGCGAATGTGCGCGCCTGCGCCACTGAACTGAAGAAGCGCCTGACGACCTGGCATAGCCAGAAGGAGCTCAACGCGATTCTGTCCAGTTGGGATCCCGTTGGTTATGTTCTCGGCCTCCGCCGTGAAGCTAACGACAACGCGCGTGCAGCTGGCGATCCGGTTGATGTATTTGTGTGAGGTGGATATGCGACTGATAAACCGAAGCAAGCAATCACCGCTGGGCCGCCAGGCTTGTGATGCCGCACTGGCAAAACACGTTGAGCTTTATGGCGATTATGGTCGGCAGAAAACAAAGCGAACCTACACCGTGATCGTCCAGGGTTCAAAAATCACTGTAGAGATTGTTAATCGTAAATCCAGTTATGTGGCTACCGCCATGAACTGCGCGCGCAGGTTGCGTCATTTGCCTGGGCAGTATAGCTAAGGAGTTTTTATGAAAAATACATCGCACGCGCATGATGAAATTTTGATAACCGATGACGTTTTGGCAAGGTATAAAATTTCACGAAGCACGCTTTATTTCTGGAGTACCCCCTCCCGAATGCCAGCATACTTTTCTCAGCCGTTCCCGAAACCAAAAATTAATGGTAGCCCTAAGAGGTGGCGGATGTCTGATCTGCTGGCCTGGGAAGATAATGTGGGTATCAAACCAAAGGCTGACCAATCAGACTTTCAAGGTGACTCTGCCATACCCCAAGCCAATGGCGCTGATCATCAAGGTAATCATGCAGGTTATATCTCGCCATGACGCCGGACATATGATGGCCGAGCAATTTTTCTATCACATGTGGCGGCGCGCCGAGCTCAGATAGGCGTGTCGCTATTGTTCTTCTCAGGTCATGGAGCGACCATGTTTTCATTCCCGTTCTGGCTACGATTTGAGCTGAAAACAAGGCGACATTAGGTTGAAGCGGAGGGCGATCATCTTCCGGCCCCTTATATCGTGACAGTGTCACAACGTGATTTGATAATGATGTTTCCTTTTCCGCCTTCATCATTCTTACTACCGCTTCAGGAAGCGCTCTCCTTACCGACTTTCCTGTTTTATAATCGCTTGCTGGTATTGTCCATGTCTCCTCCTGGAAATCGAACCATTCCCATTTAGCTGTTCTGATCTCAGTACTTCGGCAACCGGTCATTATGAGAAACTTCATGATCAGCTGCTGCCTGTGCTTCATCTCCGGCAGCACATTCCATACAGCTTTGATTTCCTCATCACTCAACCAACGATCTTTTACCGCAGCTGTCAGCCCAACATCAGAACGTCTTAAGCTTTCTATGGGGTTAAAGTTAATTACCCCTCGATTGGAGCAGAAACGGAATGTGCGCTGCATTAAACCCAGCATCTGGCCGGTAACAACCCTTCTCCCCATACCATCAAAAAGGTTTAGCCAGTGCGCCTTCGTTGTCTGGTCAACAATCATGTCACCGAGCACGGGCGCGATGTGATTATTGAAGTCCCGGCGGTTAACTTTTATTTTTACCAAGCCTTCAGGTATGCAGTAAAACTTTTCCCAGTAGTCGAACGCTTCTTTAACTGTCAGCGCTTCTGTTTTTTTCTGTTTCTCAAGCACCGTTTGCCGTCTCGGATCAAGTCCTTCCGTTAACCACGCCCTCAACTGCTGCCGGCGCTCTCGGGCCTGAGATAATGATATGGTTGGATAATCGCCAATCGTCAGCTGTACGGCCTTCCCGTTCCATCTGTAGCGGTAAAAGAATGTTATACTGCCGGAAGTAGACAACCTGACATTCAAGCCGTGAGCGTCTGAAATGACCTCGATTTTGTCTCTTTTTTTGGAAAGAGCTTTTCTTAATTTTGTGTCGGTAAGCAATGTGTACACTCCGGGAGAGGATATACACACCAGTGTACACATTATACGTAAATTGATAACCTTCGAATTAATGCAAAATAAAGAATCATAAAGCACAAACTGGCAGCAAAGCGGCGCTAGCGTTGGAAAATTTAAAAAGACATCAATCATGATTAACAAACATAAAACAGGTTCATATGCCCTACGATAGCGTCTATCTGGAGAAGCGCCCGCCTGGCGCGCTGCGCACCGTATGGCGAAAATTCTACGGCGATACGACC